AACCCACATACCTGCGACCATACCTGGGACACCTGCTATAGTTTCTAGAACTACTGCTCTATGTCCATATCTTTTAGCAAAGAATGTATCGGCAAAGAACCGAAAAAACTTTGTCATACTTCTTGCTACGGTATCCTTCATTCGTATTCTTTAAACGTCTCCTTCAACGCAATTACTAAATCGTCCATCATACCATTGGTGTGTAATGGTGTTGGTGTAATTCTAAGCCGCTCTGTACCCACATCGACTGTTGGATAATTAATTGGCTGAATATAAATTCCATACTCATTTAATAACCTATCTGACATTACTTTACATTTCTTTGCATCTCGTACCATTACAGGTAAGATATGAGTACACGCTTTATCATGTATCTCAATATTATTTTCAATCAACAAAGATTTTAATGTTGCTGCTCGTTCTTGATGTTGTTCTCTAAGTTCGTTGTGTTCTTTTAACCATCTTATTGAAGCAATTGCTCCTGCGCACATAACAGGACTTAAAGAAGTTGTAAAAATAAATCCTGAGGCTACGGAGCGAATGGCATCGAGAACAATACTATCACCAGCAATATAACCACCGTGACAACCAAACGCCTTTCCAAGTGTTCCATTTATAATATCTACTCTATCAGAGAGTCCTAACTTTTCGCAGTACCCAGCTCCTGTGTCACCATAAAGTCCTACTGCATGAACTTCATCAATATATGTCATTGCTCCATAAGCATCAGCAAGATCACATATTTGTTCGATTGGTGCAACATCTCCATCCATACTATATACGCTTTCAAATACAACACATGGAACTTGATTATTCATTTTAGCTGTTTGTAAGGCAAGCTCAAGTTCGTCCATGTTATTGTGTTCCCAAATAATCTTATCAGCTCTTGAATGTTTAATACCCATAATCATAGAAGCATGATTTTTATTGTCGGATATAAAACAGATATTTGGTATAATACGGCTCAGTGCAATTAACGTCCACTCATTAGCAACATATGCTGATGTAAATAATAAACCTTTTTCTTTTTTGTGGAGTTTTGCTAATGTTCTTTCAAGCGTGACATGATAATGAGAGGTACCGCCAATATTACGTGTACCTCCACTACCACTTCCTGTTTTTTCAAGTGCAGTTGCCATCGCATCGATGACATACTTGTTTTGTCCTTGACATAGGTAATCGTTAGAACACCAATTCACAATTGTCTTTGGTGAATACTTTGAATACCATGTTGCTTTAGGAAAGTTTCCCCTCTCCCTTACAATATCATTAAAGACTCTATATCGACCATCGTCTTTAAGTGAGTCAATTAAATCTTGAAAGATTTGTTTGTTTATCATATCTACGCCTTAAGCTGCGTAGGCATCATCCCATTTTCCGGATAAACCAGCAACTTCATATTCCGTCACACGGTTTTCAAAGAAGTTTGTATGGTCGGCACCATTCAGTACCCATTCTAACCAAGGTAATGGATTTTCTTTTACCTTGAAATTAGTTTTCATGCCTAACTGAAGTAATCTTCTATCTGTTATATATCTTATATATTCTTTTACTTCGGATTTATCCAGACCTTCAATAGTACCTAACTCGTAAGCAAGGTCAATGAACTTGTCTTCAAGGTCAACAATATCTTTTGACATTTCATAAATTTCGCGTTTGAAATCGTTGTCCACGACACGAGAATGTTCTTTTACAAATGCTTTGAATAATTTAGAATTACCTTCAACGTGAATAGACTCGTCTCGTATACTCCACTCAACTACTTTACCCATACCTTTCATTTTACCGAAACGTTGAAAGTTAAGTAACATAACGAAAGAAGCAAAGAGAGCAACACCTTCGTTAAATACAGATTTTGCTAAAGACAGACCAAGACCACGTAAAGTGTTTGTATCTGCTTGTCTCATATAATCAATCTTGTCTGCCATTTCAGAATACTCTAGGAATGCGTGGTATTCAGAATCAGGTAAACCTAAAGTTTCGTTTAATAATGCATACGCTCTTTGGTGAATACCTTCTCGAGCAGCAAACGAACCTAACATATTACGGACTTCGTTATTTTTAAACTTTGGAATAAATTGGTCATAATAGTTTTGACCTACAGCAACATCAGACTGAGTAAACAATCTTAAGATGTTTGTAATATATTCTTTTTCAATCGGAGTGATCTTACCACCTTTCCAATCAGCTACATCTTCAGACAAGTCAAGTTCATCTTCAATCCAATGAGCTTTTTCATGTCTTGTTGTAATTTCAACAGCCCAAGGATAATGAAACGGTTTATATGTTTCAGAGAATTCCAATAAGCCACCTTGTTTCTTTACAAGTTTATCAGAGATTGCCATCAAATCATTATAGGTACCGATATGTTCATCGTTAATCCAAATCTGAGGTACAGATTTAACGGCTTTACCATTACTATGTTTTTGATAAAAAGCTAATCTTTGTTCTTCATCATCTAATAACACTTGAGTATAACCAAATCCATGTTGTGTAAACCATGCTTTTGCCTTTTCACAAAAAGGGCAATTTGATTTGGTATAAATTAGTACTTCCATTTTCTTTCCTGTTTTTCTATCATCCTTCGCAGGCGATGCACTCATCTTGTTGTTCCTCCGAGCCGTTGCTGAACTTAATTGAGTCTGGGTTAATAATATCATCTAACTTTTCACGTTCGATTTTTTGCGATACATTCTCTGCGCGGTTAGATGTTTCTGTTCTTAAATAATATAGTCCTTTACATCCTTGTTTCCAAGCTTGGTAATGTACTTGATGTAAGGTTCTTTTATCAGCTCCAGCAGGGAAGAAGATATTTAGCGACTGACCTTGACATAGGTACTTTTGTCTTTCTCCTGCTAATCGTATAAGAGCTAACTGATTAATTTCAATTGCTGTTTGGAATACCTCTTTCACATGGTCATGTAAAAAATCTAGGTGTTGCACTGAACCACCGTTTGTAATAATCGTTGACCATACCTCTTCGGTATTCTTTCCAATTTTTTCCAATTCTGCTTCGAGATATGGATTTTTATTTAGGTGAGATCCCACCCTTGTTCTAGAAGTAAATGCATTTGCTTTCCAAGGTTCAATACTTGGACTTGTATTTACAATCATAGAACTATTTGCGTTTGGAGCAATAGCTAACATATGAGCGTTACGACGACCTGTTCCTTTCATATCAGGAGCTTCACCTCGACGCTTACCCATTTCTAAAGTAGCTGCTAATGCTTCATCTTTAATATGTTTAAATATTGCTTCATTAATACCAACAGCCTGTTCGCAGTCAAATGGTACTGAATGCTTTTGTAGATACGAATGAAAACCCATCGCACCTAAACCTAATGATCTTTCTTGTTGTGCTGAATATCTTGCTTTGCTAATTTCGTCGCCTGCATGGTCAATAAAGAACTGTAATACGTTATCTAAAAATACAGTTAAGTCTTTGACCATCGGAGTGCCAACCCATTCGTCATACTTTTCAAGGTTAACCGATGATAAACAACATACTGCTGTTCTATCTTCAGAGGTCACTAAATGAATTTCATTACATAGGTTAGACCCCTTAATTGTTAAACCCTTTGCCTTTTGTGCATCAGGTAAAGCACGGTTTGCTGTATCAATAAAGTTAAGATACGGTTCACCTGTTCTATAACGTGTTTCTAAAATCAACTCCCATAGTTTACGAGCTGACATTGTATCACGGACTGATTTGTCATTTGGGTCTAATAAGTTCCAATCAGAACCTGACTCAACCGCTTCCATAAATTTGTCTGTAATATTCACTGCGTGGTGTAAATTTAAATTCTTACGGTTTACATCACCTGTAGGAATACGCATATTAATAAATTCTACAATGTCAGGATGGTCAACATCCATATATGCAGCATAAGAACCTTTTCTTGTTCTTCCTTGACGGTAAGCAACCATATCAGCATCAACAGTATGTAAGAACGGCATAGGTCCTGGAGCTTTCTTTGATACAGCACGAATATCAGACCAATGACCACCTACTCCACCACCTTTAACAGATAGCCACCTAAGTTCTGCGGTATGGTCTATAAGACCGTCTAATGTGTCTGGAACATAAGTAAGAAAGCAGCTGATTGGTAATGCTTTAATTGGTTCTCCTTTAATTGGGGCATTTGATAAGACAGGAGATGCATACATAAACCAGCCTTTTGAAACGTAATCATAAATTCTCTGTGCAAGTTTTAAATTACCATTACAAAAAGCAACTGCTGCTCGAGCATATGCCATCTGAGGTGACCTTTCATCGTCACGACAATAGTAATCTTTTAACAATTTAAATGATTGTTCAGAAAGATCCTTATCTCTCTTTGTTTCAATTTCAATACCTAAGTGCTGCATGTCTTCTCCTTATTCTTGTACATATTGTTCTGATAAAGGAAAGATAGCTGCGATGGCTTCAGCAACAGCTCGTGCAAGTTCAATATGTTCTAATTGTGTTCCATGACCACTGCGAAGTTCGATGTAATGAATCCAACTTCTTAATGTACCGTTTACATACAGACGAGAGACGGTATTTCCTTCAGGTAAAACTGCTCTTGCTTGCTCTTTCGCAATTCCTTTATCAATTGCCCATTTATATAATTCTTTTGCTTGGCGAATAAACGCCATTTGTTTCATTCGCCAATCTTCAGCGATTCTTCTTTCTTGTTCGTTATCTCTATCAATATCAATAGAATTTTGACGATTCTTTGGATCTTGTAATCTTGCTTCTCTTGCGACAAATTCTAAATCATCAACCGGGTCGGCATATCTTTGACTGAATTCCTGAAAAGAAAAAGAACGATGTCTCAATAATTGTCGAGCAATATCTCGTGTCGTTTCAATTTCTAAACAAGCACTCACCATTTCAAATGGAGACCAATGCTTATGTTTAGCAAGGTACTTCAAAAGTTTTTCCGATGTCTCTTTATTATTTTGGTTTGATGGATTACTCACTCTTGCGCAGTAAGCAATTAAGTCCTGAGCTGATTCGTTGTACTCAGGGGATTGACTATAACTAATCAAATTAACCTTCATTATCTATGTCCTTTTCCATTGTTGAAATTTCAATTTAGCCTCTAAACCTTTATAAGTAATTGTTCTCATTAAACTCTCTACACATTTTATATTACCGCTAAGAACCATTTCATTGATGTCCTTCCCAGGTATATCGTTTGGCCATATTACAATCTGATGACCCATGTCAATAATTTTTTCCATACGCTTATGAATCTCGCGATTACGAGGTTCAGCGTCAAACACAAAGACGGCATTCCCTACATGGTCAAGTGCATTCGTATTGCCATCGGCTCCTGCCATCGCAACAGCGTTTGATAAAAACATACTATCCAACGCACCTTCGACCACGTAATACTTTTCTTTAAAGTTTACTTTGTCGAGTCCAAATATTTTAGGTACTTCATCAAACATGATGGTAATATACCTAAGGCCCTCAGGGTCAAACCCTCGAGCTGAGACTCCGAAACATTTTCGGTCTTTGTCTAAAAAAGGAATAACTAAGCGAGGCTCGTCTTTCTTTACGTTCTCGAACTTATTTGGAATGATTCCGTTAATCCATTCTTTAAATCTTGGTGCGAAATAAAGACGGTAATGATGCTTAGAAGGAATACTCCTTTTATCTATATATTTCTTTACTGGGTGATTATGTGGGAGCTGACTGATTTTTTTTAAGTTTTTTAAGACATCACTGTGAGAGAATTTTGGTTGCTCAAATTTAGTATCATCTAGAGTTGATGTTTCTGTTTTTGGAGCATTGTTTGCATTGTTGATAAATTTCTCTGCGACATAATCATTGTAGGAAATGGGGTCGACTGCTCTAAGAAAGTTGGAAAAGGAATGACTTTCACCGCAGTTATGACAGTAAAAGTAAAAGTTGTTTTCTTTCTCAAGCAGCCAACCCCGAGCTTTAGATTTACTTTTCTTTGAGTCACCACAAATGGGACAACGAAAGTTAATCTTGTAAGGGTTACGATTCGTTATTTTGTATCTGTCCAGGCGACCAGCTAAATGCTGTGCGTACTGAATATCCACAAAGTCAAGCATAATATAAAATCCAATTTTTGTTAATCTTTCAGGCTATTATATACTAATATAGGTGAGATGTCAATGGTTATTTTTGAAAAATAACCGATAGGTCAGCATAGTTTAAAATGAAAGTGATAATTGCGAATGCTCCTAGCATCCACCACTTTAGATTTTCCAAAGAACGGATTTGTTGTTCTTGTATGTTTACTTTATCTTTAACGTCACGTACTATATTATCAATAATTGCCAAAGTTTCAGTATGTCTTCTTTCGTGTGCAGCTTTTGTTTCTTCTGCCATTACACGATGTTGTTCTTTGCCTTCGACCATTGCATTTAACATTTCTTCTTTGAAAGCTTGCTTGTATTCATCAAGTTCTTCCTTCATAGCAAGACGAGCTTCCATGTTCATGCGTCTTTGGTCGGCAAGCCTTTCATCCATGTATTCAATTTTGGTCTGAAAGTTCTCCATGATTTGCTGCTGCACAGCAAGGGACTTGGCAATGTCTGCCATCCCATCTACTGCTTCATCAACCTTATCAAAGAATTTTCCAATTGATTGGATGTCTTTTTTAATAAGGGCAATATCGGTCTTAACGTGGTTAAGGTCGTCAGACATATTTACTCCAGTTAGTTTGTTATTATACCACTAAATCCATTATATGTCAATGGATATTTATTAATAAGTTGGGGTTAAACGGAGAGATATGTCAATTATTGTTCTGATTATTTCTCTCAATTGCTAAGCCTTGCGCAGGCTCGTCATCTATCGTCACATTACGATAATATACAATAACCTCTCCAAGTTCGCGAATGTATCTACGGAGCTCCTGAGTGTTTTTAGCCATCATTTGATAGTCACCGATTGTCATTGCGACAAATACAACATCTCCATTGTTGAGCTTTTTCATTTCATCAAGGAAACGGTCAAGATACGTATATCCTACAGGCCATTCTGGATGCTCTCTTTCTTCTAAGGTACAATCCTTCGGCCTTTTAGTTTTGGGTGTTCCATCGTCCTTATATTCACCTGTGGGGAGGGCCTTACAAGGATTAGTAATTACTGCTTCAGATACAACATACCATTTAGGATTTTCTAATTCAATAGGACGAGGTAAAGTTGGTTGTATAATTTCTATTTTTACAGGTTTCGTAATAATCTCGACTTCTTTTTCGCCGAAGATATTCTGTAATGTACTACAACCGCTAAGGAATGTCAGGAGCGTTAAGCTCGCTAATAGCTTTGCTGTCATTTTCTATATCTCCAAATACTTCAGCAGTTCCATTATTAAAAGTTGGTTCAATCAATCCTGGTTTAGCAACTGCAAGTTTATTTAAATTGTGTCGAGCAAATATAGCAAGATACTGATCCTTCTCTTGCTCTATTTGATTATAATTACGTTGAAGGTTTGCTAACGATTGTCCTTGTCTCTCATAAGATTCTTGCATAGCAGCCATAGTTGCTTTCTGTTCTTCAACAGCAGCTTCCAATTTGACTGCGTTCTCTTTAAGAGTCACATTTTCGTTATATAACCAATATGAACCTAGACCAAGAACCAATATAATTCCTATGAATAATTGGTTAAACATTTTAGTCTTCTTCGGTAGGAATCTCTTCAGCAACTTCAGGTGCTTCATCGGCAACAGGTTCGGCTGCTAGGTCAGCGGCCATAGTTTCTACTTCTGCTACTTCAGGGTTTTCCTGAGTCATGTCTTGATACTTTTGATTTAATGCAGCTCTTACTCGAGTTGTCATTTCATCATCAAAAGCTTTCTTGAGGTTAAGTGGATTGTTATCCAACGCTTGCGCGATAATATCATTTACTGGCATTTGTATTCTCCATTCATTATTTAAAAAAATTATTTATACTGATTCCAAACGTGACATCAAACGTTCTGCTCGATTCGTCACTTGTTTGTACCATCTTGAATCACGACCTTCTACTGCAGCCGTTTTCCAATCTTCATCAAGAATTGCTGCGTGCATTTTCTTGAACTTACTTAAACGCGTTCTTCCCATGTTGAACATCATATTAACTAAGATTTGTTGTACTTCATCAGGTAGGTCTCCAAAGACTCCTTCTTCATACAATAATTCGCATTCACTGATTGCGATATCTAAATCCTTCTCGAAACATTCTTTAACTCTTTCTTCCGAGACAGGCGTACCAACTTCAGCTCCATGTTCTGGGTCTGATTCTAATACTAAGTGACCTACACCAAATGTAGGATAACCAAGGTGGTCGAGATATACTTCATTCACTACACCTTCGTCAATTTTTAATTGTTCAAATACTGCTTCTCTGTCCAATTTCGTATCTTTAAAAAACATTTTTACCTCTATGTTAATGTTGTAATATCAACTGCAGATGTACCTTGGAATTCTAAAAGTCCTGCTACGATACTCTCTGCATTTTCTTTAATAGTGTTATCATAATAAGTATCACCGCCTGCATATTCATATCCCCACAACGCAATATCAACTGCTGTGTTTGCTGTAGAGACTTTTGAGATTGATGTATTGGAATAATCCTCGGAACTTAATACAGCAACCATAGGTGACACTGCATAAATATTACTTCCGACTGCTACATCATAAGTTTTAATATTAAGCGTTACTTTCTTAATTGTGTTATCAGAGTCAAACTTGAGTACTTCAGCTAACTCTAATACCTTATCATAAGTTGGCATAATTAACCGTAATTAGCTTCCCAATCAGTTCTTGGGAAATTAGCAAAAGATTTTAATCTACCTAACTCGTTTACCATATCGCTAAAATCTATTTCCTTTGGCTCAACGCCTCTTGGGAGTTGTGGATTTTTACCTGAAAAGCCAGGATAGATATCTAATGCAAAATCTAAATTACCACCACCGACTTTCAATCTTTCGTCTTTAGCAACATCCATAGGACCAACTAAAACTTCCTCTTCTTTAAATCTCATTCCTAATTTTTTGAAATGCTTTTCTACAATTTTTAAAGCGGCTTTAACATCTTTAATAACAGGTGCTGATACAT